CGTGCCTCGCGCAAAAGATCCCATAGTGCTGCCTTCTGCGCCTCAAGTTGAGGGACTAGTGTGGCATACTGGGTCTGCGCCTCCTGTACGGCAACATATGCCGCGTTAACTAGCTCAAAAGTTTCCTGTGGGATCTCGTGCGCGGGGGGCTCTTCTGATGGCAGCGAGGGAACTGACTCTTCAACTTCATCTTCGTCTAGCTCATCCATTAGTAGTTCTTGTAGTTTTTCTAGTAATCGCTTTTTTGCCATTTTTAGTCTCCTATACATTTATGCTGATTTTACATAGCTAACTAGTATGTAATCCCCAGTTGTTGGGGCAGCCGTGAAAGTAATTTCGTCGTCCGCCGTTACGGTGTAGTCGAAGGCGCCAGCTGATCCAGTACGCTGCAAGATCCCATTTTGGAAAACCAGGATCGAACTAGTAAAGGAAGTAGCACCAAGGGTGTATACAGTATTAGCACTGTTAACCAGTCCTGCAGGGGTCTCGTTGTAGGTACTGTTAGTTACGATTGCGTTGTTGATCGTGTCACCATCTAGGGAACCAGTAACAGTAATGGTGAGTGCGTTGCCTGTATTAGTAGCAGTGATGCCTGCTCCAACGAAGTTCAACGAATCAACACCTGTTGTTAGTTCTACGCCCTCATCGCTAGCGGAGATGGCGCTGGCATTTACTGTTACTGTTACATCATTGCCTGATGTGGTCGCTGTAACGGCGCTGCCGACGAAGTCAATGGAGGACATAGCAGTTGTGAGATCAACTCCCTCCTCTTTTGCAGTGATAGCGCTAGCTGGAACATCGACAGTGACCACATTACCGACTGCAGTGGCGGTTACGCCGACGCCCGTGAAGTCGATTGTTGTCAGCGCAGTCGTAAGATCAACGCCCTCATCTTGTATTGTGATGGCTGACCCTCCTGCCTCTCCGCGGGGGTTGGGCATAAGGGGTACTTTTGATCTACGGGGTGTAATTTGCTTGGAACCGTGAGTGACAGTCACCGCCTCGCCGCCTCTGAAAAAGGATCGATCGGTCCAATCGGGAATATCACCGACTATCACACGTTCACTGGGGAGTACAATCTCTACTGGGTTCTCTCTCCGAGAGAAATAAGGACGATCCCTGTTCTTGCCCTCACCGAAGACATATCCCAGAACATTGATGGTGATTTTAGTATTGTAGATTCTCTCATCTTCTCCGAGAGATGCCACATTGTTGTCAAAGGTATAGTTGGAGTCAAAAAATGCCTCATATTTATGTTGCTCGTGTTCAATAATGAACTGGGTGACGGCCCCTGAATATACCACAAACGGGGTCAGCAACTGGTTCATCTGCTCTTGGTATCTAGTTCTAATGTTGACCTCGTATGTCACATTCAGATATACGGGAGTCGGGATGGAGTAGATGTCATAAACGATCTTCTTTGTGCGGCGGCCGCGAGTGTTAAAGTTGACCTTCCCGCTTCCAACATCACCGAACTTGCGCGCAGATACAGCGTCTGCATAATCCCCTGTCTTATCAACGTTTATCTCTTTAGCTACGGTGAAGCGGCCGCCGACTCCGCCGATGGGGTCATTCTTTTCAGGCAGATTGGCTTGGATCACTCCCTTCCTCCCTAGATCCTTCTCGACACCTGTGCGCTCAAAGGTCATGATAGGCAGAATCAGCGCTCCGAAACTATCACGCAAACTCTGATCGTGTTTCATTTGATAAGCGCGCTCCGCACTTACCCACAGTACCGGGACTTTCTTCCAATCTTTGTGTGATTCTACGAAGTTTTTGACCTTATCTCCAAGCCACTTGCCCATCGCAAAGTCAATATTCTCTAATGTGGCAGGTCGATATGGTATCCTTACACCATGATCACCCTCAAGTAGTTTGGCGCTTGTAGTTACTAATTTGTTGTCGTCACTCGCCATCGAACAAGCCCTCTCTGGCTCTTATACACTGGGCAGAGATCTGCACCGGATTATCAGGCTGTCCGTACATTAGCTCCGGAAGATTCCATGAAACAATTTCATAAAAATACTCTCCAAACTTTATGAAATCGCCTTCGCGAACATATAAATCTTGATCCTCTGTTAATCTCCGATTGTGGAAATGAACCGTCAAGGACGCTGTGCGGTCAACACCGAAGGAATCGGCTGTAGTTTGGTGACCCTCCCAGTCAACCAGAACGTAAACACGGATCGGAGGCAAGAATGTCTTTCTGGGCGCCTCGCCATATAAAGGATGATAGTCTGTATCCTCGATGCTGATTGGAAAATACAATATTGGTTGTCCAATGACGCGTTCTAACAGTTCATCGTTGACCTGCTTAGTAAAGTCGCGCTCCTTTTTTCCCGTGAATAAAGGAGGAGGAGGATTCGGAGGTTGAGACCACTCATCAGACATTGATCATGTTATCCCTTGTACACTAAGTGTGGTATGTTTTTAAATACGGTGGATGCAGACTCCATCTTCTCCGCTTCAAGTGCTGCTAACTTGCCATAAGTAAGCTCATCAAGAGTCGTCTTCAGTTCTTCTCTGAGGCTCTCCTGTTCTTCCTTAGCTTGCGAAAGAAGGTCAGAAGCGTTTAGCTGAATATCGCTGCCGGGAATTGGAATCGTTGCGAATTTCCCTCTGATTTGTCCGAGCATTTCCTTTGCGAGTGACAGAGCAAACCGGCGAATCCATTGTTTACCGATGCTGTTAATGCTAGCATATGGAATGTTTTCAAAAGGAATCGTGTTCATGTTGTTGATTCCATAAGCACCATCTTGTTTATCATCGTCCTGATCCCAGGGTTCTGTTGGGATCGTAAACTGAACCCAATACTTAGAGGGTCCAACGTCTGACGCCAATGGAGGGGGGAACAACCTTAAAACATTATTTCTAATCTCATAAGAATAATGGGAAGTCCTCGTGTACATAGCGTCTTGGAATGCCATGTTTTGAGCTTTGTTCTGCCATACTGGAATAATTTGATAGGTTGAATCGTCAGCGAACTGCCCATACGTTGACAAGTTCCCAACAACGTTAACCCCTCCGTAGTAGCCATAGAACCTCCACATAGCACGGGGGGTCTTATAAAAGACTCTTCTTATCTTGATGCGTTTATTATTAACCAACTCAAAGTAAGGTACATCAGAGTCGGTCGCAGCCGATGAGGAAATTATATTTTGCAAGTCATAATCCTGGCGTCCCGCAACTGGGGTAAGAGACGCTGAATAAATTGTGTCATCGCCGCCCTCAGCCGCCATAGTCCCCACACCACGGCCGATGCGTTGGGCATATTCAAATTTTGTTCTAGGAAACCGTAATTCTATACTCGAACCAGATAGGGCATCGGCAGCAACAATTTGACCATCTTCGTTAAAGGAAGCGGTGGCGGCGCCAAGAACATCAGACAAAACATTCTTCGCTTGATGCACGTTGACCAAGTAAGAATATTCTAAAACCGACTCTTCGTATGCCGCATAAACCTGAGATGCGGAAATCTCAACGTCCAGTATATCGCCGCCCAACTTCTTGTAGGTGTACGCAACTTGGTCGACGGCGCCGGAAATAAACGCAGCGCTATCGTAAATACCAAAAACTAAATTACTGGTAACATCGCTGTGTGTACCAGTAGGGGTGAGCACAACCGCACTGATCTGGCTAACCGGAGTTAAGGTTGGGACTGCCATAAATTTCTATCCTCCGAAATAAATAGTATCTATAAAAACAAAACCCCGCTCTCTCACGAAAAGAGAACGGGGTTCTGATTTTTTGTGTCTCAGACTTTCTTAGACTAAGTCTTCAACAACCACTAGACCGTACATGTCGGGTCTAACCATCTTCTTCGCATAGCGAGTCATGACACCCTTGCGAGGCACGAAGTCCTCAGGGCCAAAGATGGTGGGAGTGACCTGCAGAGGCACATATGGTGCATATACAAAGCCGCTCTCTAGGAAGCTGCTGCCTCGACGACCAACCAGAACGAGGTTCCGGAGGAAGTAGGGGTCAACAAAGACATCCCATTTCTTGCTGAGGTTACCAGTATTAACGGCACCAACAGTGCCCTTGGTATCATCAGCAGTGACGTTGGCGCGGAAGCCAGACGTGAACTCTAAGAGGTTAGCAACCTCAGGAGCCACGACGATGAAGTTCGCACCGCCACGGAGGGTCTTCCGGTGAATACGGGCAGACACATCGTTGATGGTTTCAACAAGAGTCTCGTACCACTCGGAAACGGTACCCGTGAACTCTGGGAAACCGGTGGAGTCAGCGGCTTGCTCTAGACCTGCCCCTGTCTCGCGATTCACAAAGTTACCAGGCAGACGTGACCAGTAGAGAGTTCCACCAGTAGCGCCCTTGATGAGATCGTTAAGGATCTCTTGGTCAATCTCTAGAGCAATTTGCTCAGAGAGAATCGACGTAAGCTCAACCTCAGCGTCGAGGTTGTGGTAGGCGTTGAGGTCCTGACCTAATTCAGGAGTCCACTTGGCCTTGAGCTTCTTGGTTACGGCTGTAACACTCACGGAATCGACCTTGATGTCGATCTCGGGAATCTCGGCCTGATCCTCCAAGTTCCATGGAGTAGCACCGACAACCGCACCCTCTGCGTCAGAACGGGAAACGTTTCCGAACTCGTCCTTGATCGGGAAGCCGACTGTGTGGGTCGACCCTGTCAGATCGCGTGCGAGATGGTCGGCGGTGCGGGCACCGTTAACATCAGCAACAACGATTAACGCGTGGTCTTTCGCCTCGCCAGACTTGAGCAATCCAGCATCCGTACCGGAGAACTGCGTCAGACGACGAAGCTGCGGACCATTAGCGTTCAGAGTACCACCGACGTCAATGGTGATCGCAACAAGGTCGTCCTTATTGAGGCCGGCCAATTGAGCGGCGGTACCAGTCAACGGCAAAACACCAATAGCAGCAGTAGATGTCCCGGATGTCAAGTCAGCATCGAAGCGCAAAATGCGGTCGAACTGAGCTTGAGTCATTCCATCAGACGAAAGGGTAGTTGCAGAAGCATTACCGAATGTACCCGAAGCAACGATGGTGAGCGCGCTGGCAGCGATAGTGCCGGTTGGGGATGAATAGCCGTTGTTGAGAGCGTAGAAGCTCTTCTCGGCATTAACACCACCCAAATCAACACCACCAGTGATCTGCTGGCCGACAACACCACCGCCGAAGAGCGAATCATTACGAGCGGTACCTAGGCGTTGGTTGGCGTTGGGATCTGCCTGGAAGTCCAGGAAGAAAATGAGTCCCGAAGGTAAGCTCATT